TCAGTCCCGGCTCCACCGGTCGTGCAGCCGTTCAGCAGCGCCAGCAGGATGCTGGCGCAGATCATCCTCAATCCCATGGCGCACCTCTGCGTTCCGGAGTGCCTGCGTGGTCGACTCGAGGACGGCGTCCTGCCGCCCGGCTTGGCGCTGAAGCGCGCCGAAGGTGGCGATCCCCGCCAGCACCAGGCTGGCGAGGATCAGGCCGGCGGCCACCCGGCCCCAGCCCGTGGTGAGGAAGGCCAGCATCAGGCCGCCTTGCGCTGGTCGTCCCAGCGCCGGTAGAGCATCACCGCCACCGCCAGCCCCAGCAGGGCGGCCACCGCCCAGCCCAGCGCGCCCGACGGCAAGGTCTCCAGCAGCCCCTTGATGGCGGTCGAGACGTCGCGCGCCTGGTCCAGCAGGACGGCGACGCCGGCGAGGCCGAGCGCACCGCCACCGCTGACGGCGCTGACCGACTTGGCCATCGGCTTCATCGCCGGTGCCGGCTCGGCAACCCGGCTCACCGGGTGGACCTCGTCCGACAGGAACAGGGCAGCCTCGGCCGCCCGGCGCTTGACCAGGCCGGGCATCACCTTGCCGTTGCCGCGCGTCCATTTGGCGAACTCGGCCGCGGCGCCGGCAGCGTCACCAAGGTTCAGCTTGCGCAGCAGGGTGGAGGGCTGGCCGCTCTTCAGAGTTACGAACCCGTCCTTGCCGGCGTCCTTGCCCTTGGCCTTCCGGCCGGCCCCGATGTTCATGACGAAAGCCACCAGCGCCCCGCGCTGGTTGTCGGTCAGGTCCACGGTGACGGCGCGGTCGACCACCGCCGCGGCGGTGTCGAGGTCGGCCTGCAACAGCCGCTCGGCCTGCGCCTTGTCGATGCGCAGGCCCGGCCGGACGTCCGGGCCGGTGTGGCCGTAGCCGATCGTCCAGGGAGCGCCGCCGGTGGCGGGATCCGGGTAGGCGGTGAGGCGCAGGCCTTCGGCCTCCTTCACCAGGTCGACGGCGGCTTGCGGAATGGCACGCATGGGATCCTCCAGGCATGAAAAAGGCCGCTCGCTGGCGGCCGGGTGGATCAGGGGTTGGAGTGTTGTCGCGGCGTCAAGGCCAGCCGGTGGCGATGTCCACAGCCCAAACCGCAACGGCTGTTTCCGCCGCGTCGATGTCCGCGATCAGGTCGAGTTCCCGGTCGAAACACGCTTGCACGTAATCGGAAACGGCATCCCCGATGGCGATCACCTGCCCGCTGGTCAGGGTGACTTCGCCTTCCGGTCCCTTCCATCGGTGGAGACGCTCCGGATACTTCTCCGCCGTGCGGTACTTCCCATTGAGCAGCGTCTTGGAGCGGTCATCGGTAGCGATGAAGGACCCGTCCGGCATCGTGATGCCGCTGCATTCCCGTTCCCAGCGCAATGCCGCAAGTGCTTCCTTGCGTGCGGCCCTCACCTCCGCCAGGGGAATCGGCTCGATGCGCTGCACCAGCTCGACGCCACCGGCCCCGTCGGGCATCTCATCGAAAGCGTCCGGAACAGGACGATGGGTCGCCGGATCGTACGGCGGGCATGTCTTGATCATCGTCATCCTCACGAAATCTGAGTGAACCCAGCCGGGGCAGAGTAGGACCATTGTGCCGCGGTAAATCTGGCGGTGGCTTGGCCGCCGTTCTTGAGCGTGATCGCCGGATAGAATGTTGCGGCAGAGATGGAAAAGGCAGGGTTGGCGCCCGTCGCCGGATTACCGGATGCCTGCCACACGCCATTTATGGACAGCCAAACTTTGACTGTGCCGGGCGTACTCACGTCATCGTAAGCGACGCCGACAACATGTCCGGCCGTACCCCAAGACGAGCTGTAAGCCGATTGCGACGAGTTGTTGAGTTTGTTGCCGGTGTCGCTCGCAAACCCGTAGCCGTTGGCGGATGTCGCGAGACCGAATGTGGACCCAAATGTCGCCGCCGCGGTCGCTATGCCGACGATGGCGGTAAGACCGGACGTGGCGACGATGTCGAGGGCGACTTCGAAATACTTCTGCCCCGACAACGCCACGGTGCCGCGGCCCGACTGCATCGCGCCACCGCTGGCAACCGACGCGGTCAGGCCACCGTTCGTGATGACCAGCCCGCTTTCCTTGTCGGTGGACGACAACACGCATGATGATCGCGTGGTCTGCGTCAGCGCCTTCCACGCCGACGCGGTGCAGGTGATGATAGCCCACTGCCCGGCCAAGAGCGTCAGCGTCGAGCCACCGTTGATCAGCTCCGAACCGCTCGGATCGACGATGACGGCCCCGGTGCTGTTGTTCCACGCCGCGAACGTGAACCCGTTACCCGCCATCGCCGCAGCGGTGAGCGCCAGCGTCAGACCGGCCGTGCACTCAATCAGCTTGCCCGCGTCGGTAGACAGCACGGTGTAGGAGGCCGACAACGTGGCGGGCGTGAAGCCGCCGGAAATCGGCAGGCCACCTACGGTCGGGCGCCGCGCAAAATCGACGATATCGCCATCTTTCAGCACCATAACTTCCGTTGCCACGGTGGTGCCCAAGCGGTTTTTGTGATGGAAGACCACCAGCGCGCCATCGCCGGCCCTTGAATAGACGTGCCAGTCTGGCCCAGACCCGGGGGTAAGCGTCAGTGCACTTCCAAACCCGTCGCCACGATCACCCACCGTCAGAGCGCCGTAGACCTTGGCTGCGTTCGGAGAGGCCCGAATAACTTCAGCGCCGCCGCCAACCATGCTCAAGCTGTCAGCCCCACCGACCTGCGCAAGGCCGGTGTTGCTATCGCCGGAAACTGCCAAGCCGGGCGCCGCAAGCGTCCCCGCCGGAAGGGTGGCGCCGCCGGCATCGCCCTTGTCGCCGGACCGCACCCAACCCAGCGCAATGGCATCGCCTGCGCCAAATCCACCGGGTCCGCCGATGCAGGTCACGGCGACCGTCCGGTAAGCCCCCGCGCCCGAAACGCCTGTAACCTGCAGGTCGAGGTACTTGGAGGCATCCCCAACCGCCACCAACCGCGCCCGCGCCTTGGTGGCCGAGCTGCTGCTGCCCAGCTCCGACAGCATGGCGCCGATACCGGCGCCGGCGGAGTCGGTGGCCGACACCAGCAGGCTGTAGCTGCCCAGCGCCGGAGTGGCGGTGGTGGCGCGCAGCTTGCCGGCGCCGGGGTCGGCCGCCGCGGTGGCGGCATCCCAGACCAGTGCAATGGTGGATTGCGCGGCGGCGATGGTGCCGGCGACCTCCCCCACCCCGTTGGCCACCGTGCCGATGTCCTGGATACAGGGTTCCCAATTGGTCGCCATGCCGCCGACACCGGACATGCCGCCCGGATTGTCGGCGCTGTAATCGTTGCCGTTGTAGTAGCCCAGCAGCCGCAAGGCCGCCGCCAGCATGGTGGCCAGCGTCGTCATGTCGTCACCTCACCAAGGGAAATCGTGGCGGCGCTGTGCAGGTCGTTCAGGTACTTCTGGCTGAAGTCCTCGATGACCTGGAAAAGCCCGCCGTAGCGGTAGCAGTCGAAGGCGCTGTCGGTGTCCGGCAGCCACACCGCCGGCCGGTCGGCGTCGAGGAAGGTGACCAGGTCGAACAGGCGGTCGCGGTCGCCGGCCTCGTTGACGGTGCGGTCCAGAGTGGCCGTGCGCCGGCCGCGCCCGGGCTCCACCGCCACCCCGCCGCCGGCCAGCTCGGTCACCTTGCCGCCGCGGCGGTAGCCCTCCGCCGACGCACCGACATGGCGGTCGATTGCCAGGCTGTCGCCGGCCCAGCCGAAGCCGATGCGATAGGCCTGCTCGGTGGTGCTGTAGCGGCTGCCGGTCACCCGGTAGGCCGGGCCGTAGATCGTCCAGCGCAGCACCTGCGCGCTGCACAGCGGCATCGTCACATGGATGTTGGTCGGGTAGCGCAGGAACTCCCGGGCGCCCAGCTGGCCCAGCACGGTGTTCTCACCGCCGAAGCGCAGCGTCTTGGGATCGTGGAGCCCAGGCAGCACCAGGCGGTCGATGCCGCCGGCGAACTGCGTGCTGAAGGCCAGCGAGGTCCGCGCGCTGGTCTTGAACGCCTCCAGCCGGATGCGGCCGGTCTTCCACAGGTTGGTGCGGTAGAGCCCGGCATAGGTCAGGTCGATCGGCCGCGGCCACTCCCATTCCAGCACCACCGGCTCATCCCGGGTGCCGATCCGGGTGGACACCGCGGCGTCCACCAGCGGCAGCGTCTTCAGCGCATCGAGCGGCGCCGTTGCCGCCCAGTCGGCAGCAACGCCGGTGATGGCGCAATCCTGTTCCGACAGCTCGTTGATATGGGCCAGCAGTCCGGTCGCCATGGCTCACCGCGCCACGTAGAGGGTGGCGCCGCCGCTGCGGTCGGCGACGGTGCGGCCATAGACCACCACCGGCGCCCCCTCGGCAAAGCCGGCGATGTCGTCCTCCACCGTCACGGTGTCGCCGATCCAGACGCCGGGCGCCCCGTCCAGCGCCGGCAGCTCGTAAAGGGTGGGCGGCGCCGACAGCTCGGCCACCCAGGCCGGCAGCTCGGCCGCGGCGTCGGCGCTGAAGGTCAGGGCGGTCTCGACGGTGGCCACCTTGGCCGCGCTGCCCCAGGCGGCGGCGATGGTTTCGTCCACCGTTGACGGCACCTCCACCCACTCCTGGGTCCAGCGGGTGGCGTCGGCCGCCGAGGCGTCGCTGGCGGCGCTGCTGGACGGGCTGGGGTTGTGGGCGCAGCGCAGCACCACCTGTTTGGCCGGCGGGTTGTGCTGGCCCTCGACATACTGCAGGCCCGTGGTGGTGCCGGCGGCGGCACTGTAGGCGCGCACCGCCGCCGCGGCGGTGGGACGGGGAACGCGGGTCACCACCAGCTGGCCGGCGGTGCCGACATACCAGCCGCCGCGCGGCACGCTGCCGACGAATTTGGCATAGGCGGCGGCGTGGGTGGTGGCGTCGCCGGCGGCGAGGAACAGCCCCACCGTGCGCGGAACGGCGTCCATGCCGGCGCTGTCCACCGTGCCGGCCAGCCCGGCGTCGGTGGCCAGGGCGGCGATCAGCTCGCCGATGTAACGGCGGTAGACCCCGCCGAAAATCCGGCCCAGCACCTCGACGCGGAAGTCGGCATATTTCACCGTGGTGGTGACGATCCCGCTGGCGAGGTCGACCGTGAAGTGGGCGTTGTCGCTCGGCACCCCGGCGGCCTCCCTGGTCACCGCGACACCGGAAGACCAGCCACGCGGCACGTCCTGCACCGGTTTGCCGCCGCCGACGGACCAGCGGTGGAAGCCGTCGACGATGCCGAGATAGGTCGGCCGCGCCATCGGGCAGTGCCCGAGCGGCAGCTCCTTCAGCGTGTCCTTCAGCTCGGCCGGCCCCTCATAGCCGCCGGTGCCCTTGTAGCGCTCGGTCTGGATCGGCGTGTCGTAGTCGAGGCGCCGGTCGTAGATCGGCAGGGCGATCTCGGTGCGCTTGGGTTTGGGCTGACCCACCCGGGCGGTCCAGACGGTCACCGCCTCGGCCAGCGGCGCCCCGTCCTCGATCTCGCGCTCGGTCACCGACTGGATGACATAGTCGCCGCTCAGCAGCAGGTTGAGCGGCCGGTCGTCGAGGGCGACGCGCAGCCACTCCCCGCTGTCGAGGTCCTGCAGGGTGGCGAAGCGCTGCGCCGGGTTGCGGGTGGCCTCGTTGCGCAGCACCAGGTCGCCGATCCGCAGCTCGGCCTGCCCGTCCGCCGCCCCCAGGCTGCCGATCGACACCGACGCGTCGGCGCCGGCGGTGACCAGCGGCAGCCAGGTGACGTTGGGCGGATCGTCGGCCGGGCCGGACTGGTAGCCGGGGAAGCTGGCCAGCGGCAGCCGGTGGCGGTGGCCGCTGGGGCGGTGGAACAGGGTGAGGTCGACGAGACGCACCGTCATCAGGCGGCCCTCCGGGTGTTGGCGAGTTTTCTGGGCAGGTCGCTGGTGGCGGCCTCGACGCGGGCCAGCAGGGCGGCGGCATCGGCGCCGATGCGGGCGCGCTGGGTGAGGGCGTCGCGGCCGATGGCGCGGACCTCGTCGCGCAGGCCCTCCACCGCCTCCAGCAGCTCGGCCACGCCGGCGCCGCCGGCATCGAGGTCGGGACGGCGGAAGGAGACCGTCGGTGCCGGCGGCTCCAGGCCGCTGCCGGGCAGCCGGAGGTCGAGCGCCACCGGGATGCGCCGGCCGTCCGGCAGCGGCACATGGGCCTCGGCGCTGTGGGCGCCTTCCGACACCCACGCCAGCTGCGGCCCGTAGGAAATACCGCCGGTGGCAAAGCCCGGGATGCCGGCGGCCCGGGCCTGCGCCAAAACATTCGCCTCGAAAGCGGGCCGATGGCCAAGTGCCGCCCAGGCGTTCAAGCCGCTGTCGATCCCACCGTCGTAACCGGCGCCGCGAACTGCTGCGAGCCGTTGCGCCTCCGTCAGTGCATCCCATGCCCGTTGCACCGTTTCGGAGGCGGCATAGCGAGCCCCGCCGGCGATGGCGGTGACGTCGGCGCCGAAAGTGCTTGCGCGCTGGGTGGAGGTGGCCAGCCACAGATTGAAGGCCTCGTCCAGCTGGCCGCCCCAACCCATGGCGCGGGCGATGCCGTGCTGCTGTTCGGCCGACAGCCCGTCCCAGGCCGACTGCACCGCCGCCGGCGCGCTGTAGTGCGGCCGGTTGTCGTTGGTGCCGGTCAGCTGCATCAGCGGCGTCAGCGCCGCCTGCCAGACGGCATAGCTCTGGTCCATGACGTCGCGCAGGCCGGACAGGCTGCCGAGCTGGCGCTGCCCGATCGCCGCGGCCTCGGCGCGGGCCTTCTGCAGCTCCTTCAGCTGGTCCTGCGCCACCTGCAGGTCCTGGGTGGCGGTGTCGAGGCTCAGCCCGCCGGTGTCGCCCAGCTCGGCAAAGACCTTGTCGACCTTGTCGAACAGCACCGACGCGGTGCCGCCGCTGGCCGCCTTCTCCAGCGCCACCAGGGTGGGGCCGACCTGCAGCAGGGTCTGCCGGGCGGCGCCCTTGTCGGCATCGGTCGAGCGGCTGTCCTTCAGCACCGCATAGGCGGCGTCGAAGCGGTCGGTTGCCTCCTGGATCTTCTGGCGCGGCGCCAGCGGCGAGTCGTCGCCTTCGCGCAGGGCGGCGCGGGCGTCCTTGAACTGCCGGGCGGCCTGCAGCAGGGCGATGGCGCCGGACTGGATGGAGTCGACCACCTGCTGTTTGGCGGCGATCTCGCGGTCGTAGGCGTCCAGCAGGTCCTGCTGGGCCAGGGTGAAGGCTTGGCTCGCCCGCTCGGCCATCTGCACCAGGCGCAGCTGGGTGGTGTCGTAGCCGGCCGCGGTGGCGGCAGCCAGGGCGGCGGCCTGCTGGGCGTCCAGCGCGATCAGCCCGGCACCGCGGCTGTTGCCGAGCGCCGCAACCATCCGGCTGGCGATGTCGCTCTGGTAGGAGGCAAGCGCCTTGGCCTTTTCCGCCGCCGTCTGGGCGGCGTCGGCGCTGTCCTGCCACGCCTGGGTCAGATAGCCCACCATGCCGGTGTACTGGTCGCCGGTGATGGTGCCGTCGTAGAGCGCGCTGTTCAGCCGGCCCAAGGCGGCCCGCTCGGCCTCGATGGTCAGCGTTCCGGCGGAGGCTGCCCGCTCCACCCCCTCGATGGTGGCCGCAAGGGCGGTCACCGCCGCGTCGGTGCGGTCGAGCCCCAGCCCCTGCAGCCGGTCCAGCGCGCTGGATTTGGCGTTGGGGTCGATCAGCGCCTCGATGGCGACGGCACCCTGCCGCTGCACATAGGCCACCGCGTCGGCGTAACTGTCCTGCAGGCGTCGGGTGTAGCGCGCCGCCAGCTCGGCCACCTCGCCGGTGGTGTAGCCGAGCGACAGCAGGGCCGGCCGGAACTGTTCGAACTCGATCTCGGCTTGCTTGGTCGCCGCGGCCATGCCCACCAGCGGCTTGGTGGCCGGGCCGAGACCCATCATCGCCTCGATGCCCTTGCGGGCGGAGGCGGTCAGCTCGGTCTCGGTGACCAGCCCCAGCTCGCTGGCCTTGCTGCGCCAATCGGTGATGTTGGTCTTCACCGCCTCGCCGATGGACTTGGCGTTCTCGGTGAAGGTCTTCAGCAGGTTGGCCGTCGGGTCGAGCGCCGCGTTCATGGCGTCGAACTGCACGCGGAAGCCCTGCGCGAAGTTGACGTCGGCCATGAACTCGTTGATGTCGTCGGTGGTGCTGTTGGCGACCGCCTTGGCGACGTCGGCCGACACGCTGACGAGGCCAGCCTCGATGTTGTGGCGCAGCCCGGCGATCACCGCCTCGTCGAGCGTGGCGAAGGACTCGCCCAGCTGACCGCCGGCACCGCCGTTGCGGACGCGGAACTTGCCCTCCTTCGCCTCGACGGCGATCCCGAACGCGCCGTTGGTCTTTCCGCCGGTCAGCGCGATGAACTGCTTGGTGGCGGCGTCGATGCTCTGGAGCAGCTGCTGGGCCTGCTGGGGGTCGCCCTCATTGTCCGTCGCCGCCCCCGCCCCGGTTTGGCGGGTGTCGGTGTATTCGACCGCGGCACCAGCCGCCGGCGCGCCGCGGTTCTTGCCGAAGAATCCCTGCAGAATCTGACCTGCAATCGCCGCGACCGGCGCGAAGGGTTGCAGGCCGGGGATGAACGACATGACAGCCGCAGCCGTGTTGCCGATGCCGCTGACCACCTGGCCGTTGGCGAAATTCATGATTGCGCCGACGCCGTACATGCCGCCGCCCAGCATGTCGCCGTATGTGACGCCACCGGCGCCGGGCGACCCGGCCAGGGGCATCGCCTCGCTGGCCAGCTCGCGGGCGCCGGTGCCGATCCCGGCAGCCTGCTGTGCCACCTGCCCGGTGTTGAGCACCGCGCCGCCGCCATAGGCCGGGGTGTTGAGCCAGCTGGCGGCGCTGCCGATGCCGCCGCCGAGCTGGCGGTCGAGCCAACCGCCGGACGCCTTCGACACCAGGTTGCCGAGACTGAGGGAGCCCGACCCGTTGGAGCCGCCGGTCAGGCTGAAGCCGCCGCCGGACTGTCCCTGCTGCTGTTGCGAGCTGCCGCCGAACAGGTCGAACAGTGTGGGCAGGTTGGTGCCCATCGCCATGTTCTTCAGCGGATTGATGACGGCCATCTTCAGCGCGAGCTGCTGCAGCTCCACGCTGACGGTGCCGATGGCGTCGGCCCATGACAGGGTCGACTTGCCGGCCGCGGACAGCTTCTGCAGGATGGCGTCGAAGCTGCGATCACCGAACTGCTCCAGCTCCTGGTAGGCGGCGTTGGTCCGCTCCAGCGCCAAATTCTGCCGAGCGAGCGCTTCGGCGTTGGCCAGATAGGCCTGCCCCTCCCGGCTGGCGGCGTCGATGTTGCGCTCGCGCAGGTCGATCAGGGCCTGGGTGCGCGCCAGCTCCACCGCCCGCCGGTCGGCCGACGCACCGATCAGCTGCAGCTGCTGGCGTCCCAGCTCCAGCTGGTCGCGCTGCCGCTGAAGCATCGGCCCGGCCGCCGCGGCCGACTCCAGCTGCTGCGCCTGGGTCAGCAGCGCGATGTAATGGGCCTTGGCCTCGTTGTATTTTTGGGTGCCTTCTTCGCCTTCCTTCAAGGCGAGGGTATGGGCCTGCTCGGCCAGCTCCGCCGCCTTCACCGCCTGCGGCCCCTGCCCGTAGGCAGCCACCAGCGCTTTCTGGGCCTCGATCCGGGCCAGGATCGGCTGGGTGGACTCGGTGCGGAGCTGCTGCTGGGTCGAGCGCTCCTGTGCCTCCAGATTGGTCCGGGTGGCCGCCGACAATCCACGAACCGCCGCAGCCGCGACCTGGTTCTCGATCGTCGCCCGCCGGGTCGCTGCCTCGCCCTTGCCGGCAGCCGCGGCCAGCCGCGCCTGCGCATCGGTCTGCAGCTGCAGCTGCAGCGTACCCTGTGCCGCCGCCCCGGCCAGTTGCGCCTGCGACGACGATTGCAGCACGGCCCAACGCTGCTGCAGGTCGAGCGGCAGCGACTTCAGCACCGCCCCGAAATCCTTGGTCGTCAGCAGAGTCTTCGCCGTCTCCGCCCCAAGGCCGGGGTATTCCAGCGCGACCTTGGCCAGCTCGATGCGGTTCTGCGCGTGCGCCTTGGCCGCGTCGGTGACCGCACCGGCCAACAGGCGCTGCCCGTTGGCCTGCCGCTCCAGCTCGGCGGTCTGGTCCCGGGTTTCCAGGCCGACGATCGGGCGCAGCGTCGCATCGGCGGCGTCGCGCTTGCGCCGCCACAGGTCGAGATCCTTGGCGTCTCCGTTCGTCGGCTCCGGCCCGACCAGCTCGGCCAGCCGCCGCTGGTAGCCGGCCGGCACCTCCAACTGCTTGGACTTCGCCACCAGGTCCGCGAGCTTCGCCGTCAGTCCGGCGACCTCACCGCCCATGCTCTGGAAGCCGGATGCCGCCGTCGCCGCGTCGGTGCCGACACCGAGCACGGCCTTGGCCGCATCGTCGGCGGTGCCGTCCAGCAGCGCCAGCCCGGCCTCGGTTTCCTTGACCTCCTGCTTCGCCTTGGCCAGCGGGGCGGCCCACTCCGCGAAGGCCTTGACCAGCGGCTTCAGCCGGGCGTCCTGGCTGGCCAGCTTGTCGATGGCGGCGAACAGCGCCTCGGCGTCGATGGCGCCGGCGAGAAACTGCTGCTGAAGCTCGCGGGCCGGGCCGAAGACCTTGGCGGCGTCCTCCTTCGACAGGCCGGACTCGTAGGCGGCGCGGTCGATCTTGTAGGCACCGGCACGCGCATAGGTCTCTTCCTGCTTCACCGCCGCCAGGGCGGCGTCGCGGGCAGCCTCCAGGGTCTGACGACGCAGGGCGGCGACCGCCTCCGTCATCGTCTTCACCTTGCCGGTGCTGCGGTCGAAGGCGGCGTCGAAGTCCCGCATCGCGTCGCTGTGCAGACGCGTCGCCTTTTCCGACGCGGTCATCCCGCTGGAAAACACCGCGACCGCCGCGGCGCCCGCCAGCAGGGCGGCACCCACCGGGCCACCCACCAGGGCCATGGCTCCCGACAGCAGGGCCATGCCGCGCGAGGCGACCGTGGCCGCCACACCGGTGCCGGCGATGGCGGAGGCCTGGGCACTCTGCGCCATGGTCAGCGCGACCGTGGTCTCCGCCACCCGCGCATCGGCCGCCGCCCGCGCATTGCGGGCGGCGATCAGCGCCTCTTCGGCCTGCACCAGGCGCGCGGTCTTGCCGATGGCGGCGTCGAGCGCCGCCGCCGCCTCGTACTGCGTCGCCCGGGCAGCCAGGTCGGAGCGGGCCTTGGCCTGGGCAGCCTGCGCCGCGGCGACGTCGGCCGCCGCCGCCTCCACCGTCGCGGCGGCGCCGGCGCGCAGCGCGGCCTCCTTCTGCAGCAGGTGGCCGGTGTTGGTCAGCAACTCCTTGCGCAGCGCCACCTGGGACGCGGCGAACTGCCCGGCAGCCTGGATCGCCGGCCCGATGCCGCGGGCGACGAAGGCCGCGCCCAAAGCCAGGGCGGTGGCTTCCGCCGCCGCCGTCACCCGGTCGAAGTTGTCGGCCAGCCCGGCCATGGCCGGCTGCACCGCGGACAGCAGCCGGTCGCCCAGCTCGACGCGGTAGACCTCGGCCGCCGCACGCAGGCGGCTGGCCACCTGCTCCCCGGTCTCGGCCAAGCGGCTGTAGGCGGCCTCGGTGGCACCGGCCTTGTTCTGCAGCTCCTGCTGCGCGTCGGCGAAGGCGGTGCTTTCCCGGCTGGCCAGGGCCATCACCGGCAGCAGCGCCTCGACACCGCCGAACAGCAGGGCCATCGACTCCGAACTGCCGCCGGTCTTGTCGGCCACCTCCTGGAGGAAGCCGGCAAAGCCCTTCGCCTTCAGCGCGCCGGCGTTGAACTCCAGCCCCAGCGCGCGGGCGGTCGCGGTGGCTTCCTGCGACGGCTTCAGCACGGCGGCGATCACCGACCGCATGCCGTCCATGGCGGTTGAGGTCTTGATGCCGTTGGCGGTCAGCGCCGCGGCGGCGGCCATCAGCTCGTCCAGCGACACCCCGGTCTGTGCCGCGATCGGGGCGACCTGCCCGATGTAGGAGGCCAGCTCCTCGATGTTGGTCTTGCCGGCGGCGGCGGACGCGAAGAAGGCGTCGGCGACATTGGCCGCACCGCCGGCCGCTGCACCGTATGAATTGAGCACGGAGGTCAGGCCATCGGCGGCGGTCTGCACGTCGGTGACGCCGCCGATCGCCAGCCGGTTGGCCTCGGTCAGCACCGAGATGGCATTGGCCGCACTGTAGGCGCCGGCGGAAATGACCTCGTAGAGGGCCTTGGCCTGATCGGTCGGCAGCCCACCGAACTGCCGCGCCAGATCCTTGACCTGGGCGGCGTAGCGGCTGGTATCGGCCCCCTTCAGCAGCGTGCCGACCTGGGCAATGGCGGTCTGGAACGCCATTGCGGCCTTGGTGGCTTCCACCAGGGAATCGGCGGCTCCGGCGCCGAGCTGCACGCCGGCCAGAGCCACCACGGCGGTGGCGACGCCGGACGCGGACCGGCCCAGCGCGTCGAAGCTGCCGGCAGCCTTGCGCACGGACCCGTCGACGCGGCCGGCGAACCGGTCGACGCGGGCTTCCGCCTGCGACAGCACCCGCCGCAGGCCGCTGTCGTCCGCACCGACCGGCACCATCATGCCGGGGAAATCAGCCATGCCGGTCTCCGGAAACGAAAAGGGCGCCGGTCACCCGGCGCCCCTGCCCTTGCCCTGTTGTGGGCGCTTCAGGCCGAACACGGCCCGCGCCCGCTCCTTCAGCTCCGCCGTGTCCTTGGGCTTGCGCCTCTGGCGCTTGGCCCCGGGAGTGGTGGCGGCGAGGAAATCGACCTTCCCGTCCAGGGCCAGCTGGATGTCGGGGAACGGGGCGTCCAGCGCCTCGCTGCGCGACCATCCCAGCCAGCCCGTGGCGTACTGGAACATCCGGTCCACGTACTCCGCGAAGGTCAGCCGGCTTCCCCCGATGCGGCGGCCTCGCCATCCACCTTCGGTTCGGTGGTGCCGCCCTCGACCTTCGGCGCCTTGCCGCCGCCGGCGAGGAAATTCAGGAACAGCAGCACCTGCGGCGCGACGACGACGACACCCTCGGCGAAGATCGCCTCGGCGGTGGCCTCGGCCTGTTTGCCGACGCGGCCCGCCGCGGCGTTGACGACATTCACCAGCGTGTCGAAGTCGAAGGCGTTGGTGTTGCTGAAGGCCTGCTGCAGGCCGCCATACAGGCGGCAGATGGTGCGGCTGGCGCGGACGTTGGCGAACAGCTCGACGTCTTCGCCGTCGAGGCAGATGGTCATCACGCCGTGCGCGAAGCGCGGCGCCGTGCTGGGGGCGGTCATGGCAGGATCTCGCTGTGGACGGGGGGAAGGGCCGGCAGCCAGGGCGGGCTGCCGGCATCAGGGGTGGGAGGTAGGCGCCGGCGCTTACGGCGCGTCGGCCGCCACCTCGATCGGCTCGGCGTCGATTTCCAGCCCGACGCTGGCCTCGATCACCTTGTCGTTGCCGCCGATTTCGGTGGTGTAGGACATGACGTAGGCGCGCAGGTAGATCGTGGTCGGCGTGCCGCCGTCCGGGGCGTCGTCGAACTCGATCTTGATGTTGTAGGCCGCCTTGCGGTTCTTGGCCGCGGCGCGGATCGCGATCTGGCCGGCGCCGGTCGGAACGCGGGCCAGCTTCAGCGTGCCCGAGCCATAGTCGACGGTGCCCTTCTTCTTGTGGACGGCACCATCGCCCAGCGTCTTGTAGGTGACCTTCTCGAAGGTCTCACCGAAGGCGCCGATATCCTCGATCTCTTCGACCTCGGTCCAGGCGAGCGCCTTGTACTGCGCTTCGGTGGTGCACAGGGCGGTGGTGGAAATGAACAGGCGCGTGCCGGCGCTCTGAACAGCGTTGCCGCTCATGGGAATGCCCCTCCTTCGGGCAAAGAAAAGCCGCCCGGAATCCGGGCGGCGGGGAAGCTCCGGAGGCTCCGGAAGGCTCAGGCGTCGGGCTGGCCGAACTTGGTCTGGTAGGTCACGGCGAACTGCAGGCGGGTGACGCCGGCCTTCAGCTCGCCGCTGGTCAGGCGGTCGGTGACGGTGCGCAGCAGCTCGATGCGGTCCAGCGTTCCGCCGAACTTGCCGCCGGCGGCGATGGCCCGCTCGATGCGCAGCGCCATGGCGTCGAGCTGGTCGTCCAGGTCGGCGCCGGCGCGGACATAGCCATCGACATAGAGGTCCATGCGCCGCATCTGGCGCCGGCTGCCCATGGTGAGTTCCTGGGTCGCCTCGTCGGGCGTGAACAGGCCGATGCAGGGCAGCGCGTCGGCCGGCAAGGGATCGTCCCGGTTGGCGGTGACGGGAGCGATGGAGGCAAGCGCCGCGGCGATGGCGCTGCGGATGCGGGTGCGGGCGTGCATCAGCGCGCCTCCCGCAGCAGCAGGACGGTCATGCCCTGCCCGTCCGGCCGCGGCTCGGACACCGTGAAGGTCAGGCCGCGCAGCTCGACGGCGGCGCCGGCGGGCACCGGCCCGCCGATGTCGGCGTCGACCACGGCCAGCGAGGTCATCAGGGTGGAGACCGGCCCGTCGTCCGTCTCCACCTGATAGTGCCGGCGGTCGAAGATGCCGATGACGGTGACGTCGGAGCGGCCGGCCCGGCGGATCACCGCCGGCTCACCGAAGGCGGCGATGCAGGCGGCGTTGAGGTCGTCGAAGACCATGGCCGGTCAGCCCTGCAGGGCGGCCCAGGCCCGGTCACGCTGGTCAGCGGTAATGTCCACCCCCAGCAGCTCGCCCAGCGCCTTCAGCTCCGGCTTGCCGCCCCTGAAGTGCTTGGCATTCGCCGGGTCCAGCTGGCCGATCGCCGCGATGATGCGGTCGAGCGGCAGCCCGTCCTCCTCGATCCCGTCGCCGGCCTTCACCCAGCGGGCGAAGCCGCGGGCCACCAGCGAGGCAGCCTGTTCGTCTTCCGGGTCCTTGACCTCGATGACGGCCCCCGGCCGCAGCGTGGTCTCCTTGGCCACCTTCACGGTGGCCAGCAGGCGCAGCTTGGCCATGGATCACCTCACCGTCGCGGCCATGCAGGCGTTGGGACGCCGCGGGTAGACCAGCGGCGCCGACTGGCTCAGCAGCAGGCGCCGGCCCGGGTTCTCTTCGATCCAGCTCTTGGGGAAGACCTCCAGGGCCTGATAGCCGGCGCGCGGGTCGAGGATGGCGCCATGGGCCTGGGTGCCCTCCATGGCGCCGGTGGCGCCCAGCAGCACCGTGTGGTCCGGCAGCAGCGGCTTGGTGACGCCGCCCTCGGTGTAGGTGTCGTTGTAGGTGTACAGCTCAACCATGCCGATCCGGCCCTTGTAGACCGGGGTGCCGGGCACGCCGGGCTGGAAGCCCATCTGGACGATGGCGGCCTGCCCCAGGTTGCGGTCGAGCACCTTCTCCAGCTTCGGGTCGGCCTCGAACAGCGCCCAGGCCTTGGCGTCCATCACCACGACATTCACCGCGGCGCCGGACTTCTGCCCCACCAGGTCGATCCATTCCGACAGGTCGGCATAGGGCGACACGCCGGCCTCGCCCCAGCGGGCGCCGGCGGACAGCACCAGCGACAGGTCGCCGGCGCGTTGGAAGTCCACCAGCACCTCCGGGTATTTCTCGCCCTTCACCACGCATTTGCCGGTGCGCAGGACCTCGGCCGCCATCACCTCCTTGCGGCGCAGAATCTGGGTCAGCTGGCGCTGCAGCTTGGCCCCCAGGATCGCCTGTTCGCGTGCCGCGGCCGACAGGCTGCCGGCCAGCGGTTCGCCGGCCAGCCGGCGCAGCGGCTCGTCCGGCTTGATGTCGTGCAGCGGCTTCACATAGGCCGGGGCGAACATCTTGGTTTCATAGCCGGTGTCGGTGCCGACGCGGCCGGCGGCCAGCGGCGAGACGAAGGGAGCGACCTCGATGTCGTCGACCTCGACGTCGAAGATGATCTTCTCGGTATCGCTGAAGCTGGCCAGCGGGAAGAACATGTCCAGCAGGAAGCGGGGAGCCTTGGCGCGCAGCGACCGCAGCACCCCCAGCATGGCGAGGGTGGAGTAGATGTCCATGGGTGGGTGTCCTCAGAGGAAGATCGACAGGTCGCGCAGCGCGTCGGCCGCCGACGCGGCGGAATGGCCGGCGCCGAAAGTCAGCTCGCCCGCGTTGAACTCGCCGCTCAGGTAGACGACGGCAACCACGTCGGACAGGCTGGCGTCCACCGGCTCGGCCAGCACCGCGCGCACCGCTTCGGAGCCGTCGCTGGACGCGGCGGCCGACAGGGTGAACTTGCCGCCGGCGGCGATTCGGCCGAGCACGGCACCGGCGGGCAGCACGCCGGCGCCGCTGGCGATGGTCACCAGCCGGGTGACGCGCGGGAAGTCGCCGGCGATCAGGGACGGCAGCGGCTGGCTGGTTTGGGAGGAGAAGCTGGCGGGGGTCATCGGGTGCCGTCCTTCTTCGCAATGAGCCCGACGGCGGCCATGCTCGACAGCACCGCGGCGGCGGCCTTCTCGTCGTCGCTCAGGCTGCCGGTGTCGGTGGAGGCGCCGACGGTCGGGTTGGGGTGGGCGTCCATGGCGGCGAGCGCCAGCGGGTTGCCGGTGGGGGTGGAGGCGCCGGGCGCGGTGGCGCCGATGGGGGCGGCCTCCAGCGCGGCGCAAGCGGCCTCGACCGTCAGGTCGGTGTTGAAGGCCAGATGGGCGGCGAGCTGGACGCGGCCGGCAGCGGCCGGCGCGGCGAAGATGGCGGCGCAGCGCTCGCGTTCGCTCGGTGCGGCGGCCTGCTGGCTGCCGGCTTTCGGTTCGTCACCGTCCGCCGGCTTCTCCTTGTCGTCCTCCTGGTCCTGCTGACCGGACTCTTCGCCCGCCTTGGGCGTGCTGTCGGTGCCCGCCTGGGTCTCCCCGTCCGCCGCCTTGGAGCGGCCGAAGGGGTTCAGGTGAGCGAAGCTGAAAGTCTTCACTGGATGTCCCTCACATGATCCACCAGAGCCGCAAAGGCCTGGTCGGGTGGCAGGACCGCATCGGCCAGCCCAAGGCGCACGGCCTCGGCAGTGCCGACCGGCCCCTCGAAACAGCGGGCCTCGGTGGCGAGGACCGCCGCCACGTCGAGCCCGCGGGCGCGGGCGACGGTTTCGGCGAAGAGCTGGCGCAGCGCATCGACCTGCCCCTGCCAGTCGGCGCGCACCGCGTCGGGCAGCGCGGCATAGGGGTGGCCGTCGGTCTTGTGGGCGCCGGACTGGATGAGGGTCGGTTTCAGCCCGGCCTCCTCCAGCATGCGGGAATAGTCCCAGTGCATCAGCCAGACGCCGATCGATCCCACGCCGCCGGTGCGCGGCACCGCGATGCTGTCGGCCGCGCAGGCGATGGCGTAGGCGGCGGAATAGGCCTCTTCGCTGCAGATGGCTCCCACCGGCTTGGCCGCGGCTTTCTTGGTGGCGACGATCCAGTCCACCAGGTCGAAACAGCCCTGGGCGATGCCGCCGCCGCTGTCGATGTCGAGGCAGACGGCGCGCACGTCCGGATCGGCGAAGGCGTGCGCCAGCTGAAAGCGCAGCCCGTCGTAACCGGTGGCCCAGCTGGCACCGATATAGCCCAGCTTGGGCACCAGCAGCCCGGCGACCGACACCACCGCCACACCCCGGTCCACCTCGTAGGGCCGGCGCGTGCCGTTAACCTCGCCCAGCCGGGTGCAGCCGGCCGGCAGCTCGGCCCCGGCCCGGGTCAGCTGCACCATGCGCGCAGCCGCCGTCTCGGCCCAGGCTGGGGCCACCAGCACGGGCTGCATCGTCTTCAGCATGTCGGGTGGACTCCGTTACGCGCCGGCGGCTGCCGGTTCGGGCTGGGCGTTTTCAATCGGGTCGGGCGTGGGCATGAAGTTGACCTCGGGCAGGGTCAGCCCGCGCGCCTTCAGCGCCTCCTGTTCCAGCGCGATCTGGTCCAGCAGGTCGTCGAGGTCGCGGCCCTGGTCCAGCGCCTCGTCGCGCAGGGTGGAGATGCCGAGCCGCACCCGCATCGCCGCGGCGGTGATTTCCTTCACCGGGTCCACCCAGCCGCGCGCCGGACCGCGCCACACCCCGCGCAGCCACGCCTGCCGCCGCGCCCGGCTTTCCGAGAAGCCCGGCAGGTCGATGTAGCCGCGCCACACCGCCTCCTCCAGCACCAGGTCGAGCGTCGGCCGGCACCAGGTCAGCGTCTTGTGCATGCGCAGGAACAGCACGAAGCGCCAGCCCTCCAACAGCGACGCGCGGGCGCTGGAGTAGTTGGTCTTGGAGAAGTCGCGCATGAAGGTCTCGTAGGTCATGCCGATGCCGGTGGCGATCAGCCGGCTGACCGTGGTGACGAACCCGTCCATCCCGGCGCTGGGGCGGTTGGACGAGTAGCCCTTCAGCGACTCGCCCGGCAGCAGCCGCGGGATGGCGCCGCCCGGGCCGATGCCGAGCTGCACCGACGGCTGGGTGTTGCGCATGTCCATGTAGCTGTTGGCGTCGCCGAACAGGTCCAGCAGCGTCTGCCCGTCCGCCGGGCTTTCCAGCACCGCGGCGATCACCGCGTTGACCACCGCCGCCTGCAGCTCGGCCCGCTGGAACCGGGCGCGCTGCTTCAGCTCGGTCATCACCGGCGCGAACACCGAAACGCCGCGGTGCTGGCCCGGCCGCTTCTGGTCGAAGGAGTGGATCACCACCCGCCGGCCGCCCGGCCCGCGCAACGGCACCCGCTGCCACTCCGCCGCCGCCATCGCCCAGGGCATGAACAGGTCGCCCGGATGGCTGCTGCGGATATGGTAGGCGACGGGTGCGCCATACCCGTCGATCTCGACACCGTCGCGCAGGCGCGGATCGCCGATGCGGTCCTGCGGGTTGGACAGCCGGTCCGCCTCCACCGTCTGCATCACGGTGGCGAAGCGGCTGCCCAGCCGGCGCTGCCGCTCCGGCAGCCACAGGGCCAGTTGCAGGCTTTCGCCGGCGACGAGGTCGGACTGCACCGACTGGCGCAGCATCGCGCCGAAGGGCAGCTGGCCGGTGACGTCGCAGGCGTCGCGGTCCTCGCTCCACTCGTGCCAGATGGATTCGATCCGCCGGGCGGCGTCCTGCGCCTGGTCGCGGCCGATGCCCAGCGCCCGGTAGTCCGGCATCGACTGGAAATCCAGACCGAAGCCGATGGCGCTGTCCTTCAGCGACTGGACCGCACCGGAGACCAGGGCGTCGTTGCGCTCCAGGTCGCGGGCGCGGGCGACGATGGTCTGGCGGTCGCCGTCGAGGTCGGCATCGGGCGAGCCCGCCGCCGGCGTCCAGTCGCGCAGCTCGGGCGCGTTGCCCGATCCGGCGAGAAAGGCGCCCATCGCTGCCTGCGCCCGAGCCCGCCGGATCTCGGCCTGCGGAATAGGCCGCCCGTGTTGGTCGAGGATGACGGGAGCGGTGGCCATCAACCGATCATCCGGACATAGGGCGACACCGCCGGACCGCGCCGGCCCTTCGCCGCGGCGATCTGGCGCTCCAGCGAGGCGATGTAGCTGGCGAGCTGGGTGGCGTTGGCCGGGGCGTATTCGACCACGCGGTCGCCGAAGCGCACGCTGACCTTCTGCTGGCCGATCCGCAGGGCATGGTGCGCGGCCCGCGCGTCGGCGAGCCACGCCTCCAGGATGGTGACGTCGGTCATAGGTAGAGTTCCCCTTTGTCGGTCGAGGCCGGCGGCGTCGGTGCCGCCGGTTGGACGGCTGCGGCCGGCCGGCTCAGCCGGCGCGCCCGCTCCACCGCCGCGGCGATGGCGTCGGCCGGAGTCGATTCCGTCATGGTCTCGCCGGCCGTATCGCCGGCTTCAGCCGGTGCCGCCTCGATGTCGGCCTCGCCCAGCTTGACGTATTTGCCGGACAGGGCCTGCAGGCCGCACACCGCGGCATAGGCGTAGACGAAGCACACCCCGGCCTCATGGGCCTCGGCCGGCTTCTGCCACACCGTGTATTGCTGGCCGCGCGGAACGATCAGCTTCTCGCGGGTCAGCTGGGCGAAGAACTCGTCGTCCAGCTCGCGGGCGCCGTCGATGGCGGCTTGCGGAAAATGCACATGGCGCGGCCCGGCCTTGTCCACCGCCAGGCTGCCATAGGCCCAGTCCCGCGCGGCGTTGCCGCCGATCATGTACCAGACATGGCCCAGCTTGCTGGACGGCTTGCGCGGCCACACCCTGCCCCGCTGGCCCCGGCTTTCCGACCGGCCCTTGATCGCCCACACCCGCCGGGAGCGGCGCTTGTTGGCGAAGGCGTAGACCTCCTGCGTGTGATGGCCGCCCGAGTCGATGCAGCTGGCCCGCACGTCCAGCGTGGTGCCGTCCGGCTTGCGGTAGCGGCGCAGCAGCACGCCCTCGTCCAGCGCCGCCCACACCTCGCCCTTGGCCGGATCGCCGGCCAGGACGAAATGGCCGATCAGCCAGACCTCCAGCCCGCGGCCCCAACCGTAGACGGAGGCCTCCAGCCGCGGGTTCACCGTGCCGGACTGGACGTCCACCCCGACGGTGATGAACTCGACACCCGCCGGCACTTCGGCCGGGTACGGCTCCATGCGGTCGATGAAGCTGCTGCTCTTGACCTCCTGCCCGTAGGTCGCCCGGTAGGGGCGGCCCAGCCGCAGGTTCATGAAGGGCTGCACCAGACTGGCCGGATCGGCCTGCGCCTCCAGCCACTCCTGGACGATCACCGTCCAGGCGGCGTTGGGGTTGAGCGACATGCCCGTCCACAGGTGCATGCCGACATGGCCGGGCACCTTTGCCTTGGCGGTCGGGCGCCACTCGCCGTTGGCGTCCATCCACGCCTTGTGCCGCTCTTCGATGATGCAGCCGCAGGTGCCGACGTACCACACCTTGTCCAGGGCGCCCTCGGCGTCCAGGCTCCATTTCAGCCCGTGCGGCACGTCCGGCCCGCCCCAGTCGAGATACTGCCAGCCGTCGAGCTGGCCGGCGGCGTCCGAGCATTGCGGGCACGGCACGAAGTAGCGGCGCTGGTCGGAAGCGAGCCACAGCTTCCACACCCGGCTGGTCTCGTACAGCAGCGGGGTCGAGCCGCGCACCATCGAGCGGTTCCAGAAGGTTTCGCCGCGCGTCCAGAACAGCTTCAGCTTGTCGCCCTGGGTCTTGGCCCCGGGCGTCCAGCCGTCGCCGTCGATTTCGTCGGCGAACAGGAAGCGGGCCGAGTAGCGGCGGAAGGCATCGTCCGACGCGGCGCCGACCACCCGCACGCTGGCGCCGTTGCTCAGCTGGTAGAAGGCGGCGTTGTCCTGTTTCTCCCCCTTCTTCACCGGCCGCATCAGCGGCTTCAGCACCGGCGTGTCGCGCAGCATCGGCGCGATTTCGCCGCTGCCGAAGTCTTCGGCGTCCGGTACGGTGGGTTGGGCGATGGCGCACAGCGTCGGGTCCTGGTGGAGGTGGTAGCCCACCGCCAGCGTGGCGCAGCGGGTGTAGCCGACGCGCGCCGCCTTCAGCACGGTCAGCAGCGGCACCGCCGGATCGCACATGGCGTCCAGCAGCCCGCGTTGATAGCCGTAGAGCGTCACCTTGCCGTGCTCGGCCCCGGTGCCCTTCGGGATCCAGCCATAGCGTTCGGCCCACACCGAGCCGCTCATGCGTTCCTGGAACTTCAGGCTGCCGTCGAACAGGGCCAGCAGCGCCCGGCGCAGCTCGCCCCGTCCGGTCCGGTAGTCGCCGTGACGGTGGGCGCTGACCCGCGCCGCCGCCTCATGCCCCCGGTTCATCGCCCACCGCAGCGCCCCAGCTCTTGACCAGTTCGTCGCGGGCGGCGTCGAAGGCCCGATTGATTTCCGTCTCGGCCATCGCCTGGATTTCCGGCGCCCCGGTCATCGCCGCGGCGCGGCCGGCGATCTTGGCCACCGCGTTGGACAGGCCGGTGCGCAGCCCAATGCAGAAGCCGGCGACGTCGGCCGCGGCCTCATGGCGGTTCACCACCTCATTCAGCGCCTCGTCGGCCTTGATCTCGGCCACCACCGCATCGGCCACCGCCTTGCGGCGCTTGGCCTCGTCGGCGGTGATGACGCCGATCTCGCCCTCATAGCCGGCGGCGACGTCGGCCACGGCGCGGTCCACCAGCCAGCGGTGAACGTCGGCCGTCGCAAAGGCCCATTCCCGGCCCTTGGCCCCCTTCTCCGCGAAGGGGCAGCCGTCGCGCACCCAGGCGTCGACGGTGGGCAGGCTGACGCCGAACAGGTCGGCCAGCTCCGCCCGGTTCACCCGTTGGCCCGGTTTGGACATAAACAAAAACCTCGATCCGAAAATTTCTCAGAGGGTGGACCGGTGCGGCCCGAATTACCCTCGTGGGTGGTACCCCCCGGAAGGACCCGTCACCGCCGGGCGGCGAAGCGGGCGTTGACCGTCCGCACCGCCTCCTCCAGCCGCCGGCCGATGGTGGCCCGCACCGCCCGCTCGACGATGTCGTGGAAGCGGAAGCGCGGGCGGTAGCTCGGCGCCCGGACGAAGATCACCACCGGCCGGGCGTCGGCGCCGTCGCGCCGGTAGATGCCCGGCGGCAGCCCGCCGGCGTTGCCCGGCAATGCTGCGAAGTAGCCGTTGCGCCGCCGCTTCTTCCGGCTGCGGGCGCTGTCGCTCCGGTTGGCGCTGTAGCCCTGTTCCCCGAAGGCCCGGGTCTGCGACAGGATGCGCACCACCTCCGACCGCCGCATGTTGCCGTAGGCGTCGAGGCTGGCCTCTTCGCCCGGAACGGCGAACATGCCGGCCGGCAGCAGACCGGCTGCCCGCAGCTGGCGCTCCATCCGCTTGTCCCGGCGCGGCCCGCCCTCGACGTTCGGCAGCAGGTAGCGCGCCGCCGGCGTGCCCTTGCCCCAGTCGTCCTTGAAGCCCACCCAGGCCACCGGGTCCGCCTTGCTGGCGGGCCGGACGAAGGTGGCGTTGACCGTGTAGGGCGTCGGCCGGTCGAAGGCCTCCGGCAGCGCCCGCTGCACCGCCAGCTTGGCGTCCTGCGCCGTCCTGGTCAGCGCCATCGGCAGCGCGTAGCGGGTGAGCTGGTCGCCGTACTGGCGGATGGCCGCCTTCACCTGCTGGGCAGAGGCCCGGATCCGTGCGTAGGCCATGGTGTTGCCTGTCCTTGGTCAGCGGGCAAAGTGTTCACGCGTGAACACTTTGGAGCGGCTGAAACCGCCTTACGGCTTGGGGGGGCGGTCGCCGTCAAAGTGTTCACGCGTGAACACTTTGGACTGGCCCCGGGCGCGGGCACGGAGGTCAAGGAGGAACAGCACGCCGCGGCCCAGGACGATGGCCAGGGACAGGTAAACCGTCACCCGCTGTGCCTCGCCCTGGACATCGCCAAGCCACATCCACATGCTGACCAGATAGCCCCAGATGACGCCGTCCACGGCGATGCGCTGGGTGTTGAGGTTGGCCATCAGCCCCTCCAGGTCGAAGCTCATGCCGCCATCTCCTCGGCAAGGTTGGCCAGCCGCTGCCAGCCGGCCTCGAAATAGCGCCGGTCGCGCTCGATGCCGATGAAGCGCCGCCCCGTGGTCAGGGCGGCATGGCCGGTGGAGGCGCTGCCGAAGAACGGGTCGAGCACCGTTTCACCGGGCGGACAGACGGTGCCGATCAGCTCGGCCAGCAGCCCGACCGGCTTCTCCGTCGGGTGGGCGCCCAGCCGCACCGGCGCATGGCGCAGCACGTTGGCCACGTTGCGGCGCAGCGGCTCCGTACCCTTGCCCTTGGTGAAGTGGTGGATCAGCTCATGCTGGTGGCGGAAATGCGTCCCCATGCCGAAATAGGTCTTGTCCCACACCAGCAGCCCAACCCGCTTCAGGTCGGCGCTTTCCATCGCGTCGGCCGCATGGCCATTGAGGAACAGCGCGGCCTCGCCTCCGTCGATGGCATCGGCCAGATGATCGCTCATGCGCCAGTCGATGAAGGCCAGCACATGGCCGCCCGGCTTCAGCACCCGCTGCCACTCCATGGCGCAGCTGCGCAGCAGGTGGAGGAAGCCGCGCGTGCTCAGGCTGTCGGAACCGAACCACCGGTCACCGCCGCCCTTGGTCGACCGCGTCATGGTCTTGCCGTAGGCGGTGCGGCCGGCCTCGCGGGTGGCGCCGCTGGAATAGGGAACGTCGGTCAGCACCAGGCTGACCGAGCTGTCGGGAAGCTCCCGCATCCGCTCGATGCAGTCGCCCAGCATCAGCGTCGCGGCGCCGATCGTCACGGAATGGGAGGTCATTGCGAAACCCTTGGATTTCAGCCGTTTTTCAGGGGTCAGCTTGCGATAATGCGGGTTTTCGCAAGCTTAGGACTCAGGCCGCCGACACCGTCAGCGGCTTGACGAAGAAGGCATCGTCGCCCCCCTCGATGGAGACGCCGGGAATGGTCACCGCCACCTTCGGCTCCGCCAGCAGCGCAGCCCGGTCGACCTCACTCTTGGTGCGGATGAAGCGCCGCAGCTTGCGGTCTTCCTCCAGCAGCGTCAGCAGCGTGTCGGCGTCCGCCACCACCAGCTTGGCCGTCGTCTTCTTCACGCCCATGGTGCCGGTGGACAGCGCCACCGACTTCTTGGTCCCGCTCAGCAGGCTGGCCCGGTTGGCGTCGAAGTAGCCGCGCAGCAGTTCCGTGTCGGCGGCGATGGCCGTGCGCAGCGGCGCCGCCGCAGTCTCATAGGCGAGATTGGCCTGTGCGACTGCCACGTCCAGCGAGGCCTTCAGCCGGCTCAGCTGCACCTGCGCAGCGCCGATCCGGCCCACCACAGCCGCAGCCTGGTCCTGGGTGCGCACCCGGCGCACGGGAGCGGCGACAGTCTCGCCCATGTCAATCCTCCGCAATGAGCGCCGCCATCTGGCCAGCCAGGTCGGCGCGGTTGTCATCATAGGTCTGCAGCACCCGGACGTCCCGGTGCCGCGAGAAGCGCTGCACCGCCCGGATGTTGCCGTTGCTGGCGTCCAGCGCCGCAGTGATGGCCGAGTGGCGCAGCCCGTGCGGCCGGGTGGCGATGCCCACCCCGGCGCCCAGTTCTCGGATGACCTGGTACACGGCGGCGCCGGTCAGGCGCCCTGTGCCTCGGCCGGCGGCATCGAGGCGGTGGAACAGCGGTCCGGCGGCCTTCCCCCGCACCGCAATCCACGCCTCGAGCGCCGTCCTGGTGGCGGCCGGCAGGGTGACCCGCTCGCGCTGGGTCCGCCCCTTGCCCAGCACCGCGACGGTGCCGCGCCGGCTCTCGTAATGCTCCAGGTCCAGCGACACCACCTCGCCGCGGCGCAGGGCCACGTCGTGCAGCAGCCGGACGATGGCGGTATCGCGCAGGCCTTTGGCGTCGGTGCGTTCCTTCGCCTGGGCCACCATCGCCCGCACGCCGTCCCGCCCCGGCCCCCGCGTGTCGCGGTAGGTGACGGAGTCGACGTTCTCGATGTCGAGCGCCCAACTGACCAGCCCCAGCGTGTTGCCCAGTCTGACCACCGACCGCAGGGCGGCCAGCCGGCGGTTCACCGTGGCCGGCTGCAGGCCGCGCCGGACCATGTCGTTGCGGTAGCCCAGCGCCAGAGCGTTGGCCTGCCCGTGTTCCACCGCCAGCAGCATCCGCACCGCCTGTTCGGCGGTGGCGGCGAAGGCGGCGAGCCCGTCCTGCCGGGCCACGAAGGTCCGGAAATCCTCATGATCCCGCCGGTAGGCCCGAACCGTGTTGGCCGAGCGCCCGGCATAGAAGGCGTCCAGGAGGTGCTCCTGGATGCGGTCCAGCCGCAGCGCCGGGGCGTGGCGGGCGTCGCTGACGTCCTGTCCGGCCGGATCGCCCGGAAGGACGGGAAGGCTCATCCGTCGAGCGCGTCGCGCAGCTCGGCCACGGTCATGTCTTCCGGCAGCTCGCGCAGCGTCGCCGCGACCTGCTGCCGGAAGAACTCGACCGCACCGTCCGACGGGCACACCGCCGCCGGGTCGTTGTCATGGGTGAGGCCGGCACCGGCGGCGACCGCCTCGCGGATCAGCTCGTCCATCCTGCTGTCCTGTCAGGGAAGCCGTGCGACCGCCCGCGCATCGGCCAGCCGGCCGGCGGCATGATCGCGCAGCATGTCGAAGAGAGGCGCGCAATCCTCCACCAGCTCGATCAGCCAGGGCGCCCGGATCCAGCCCTGCGCGGTCCGGATCTCGATGGCCTCGATGTCGGCGCGGAAGGGTCCGCCCTGGTAGATGATGCGCACGGCGAAGTGACGATCCACCGGGCCGAGCTGAAGGCACAGCCCGCCGTCCCATTCGGTCCGCATGGCCAGCCCCCGGACAGCGGAAGGCCCGCCGCGGCAGCTGCCGGGCGGGCCTTCCTTCACACGCAATTCGTCCCGCTCACCCTGTCAAGGAATTGACCTTTCGTCAAGGATAATATTCCCATGGCGCAGCCGGCGCGGTGAAGCCGGTCAGCACATGATCGTGCAGGCCCCAGCCGCCGATCCGCTCCAGCAGCGCCGTCATGCCGGCGTGCCAGCCGGCATAATCGGTGTTGGCCTCGACGATCTCGGCATCGCTGTGGGCGGGCTCCAGCGGGCACCACTTCACCTGCACCTGCCGGCGTCCATCACCGAAGGTGCGAAAGTGGAAGCCCCGCTCTTCCTCGACGATCCGACGCTGCCCGCGGGCGTCGAACAGCGACTGGCCGCGCAGAAGGTAGCGCTTGGCCAGCTCGGATCGGGTCGGCACGAACTCCCACCGCTCGGCCGTGACATGCCGGTAGCGGCCGCGCGCTTCGCTCGGCCGCTTCACCGCGACCAGGGGCGGCACCAGCGGCAGCCAGTCCGGCCGGGTGCCGGAGCGGCCATGGAAGCGGACGAGGCGCCGCTGCCATGGATCCAGCCACCCCACCGCGTTGGCGACGGCTTCCGCATCGGGATGGACCGTCACGGCGATGCCGCGCACCGGCCCGCCACCATCCACCCGGTCGCCGGTTTCATGACGGCGCAGCAGCTCGGCCACGCCGTCGCCGCTCACCCCTTGCGGTTCCCATCCATGATCGTTCGCAGCGGCCTCGATGTCGAAAAGGCCGGACTGGACGCGGTCGGCCTGCTGGTCGCGCAGCGCCCAGGTCACCAGGATTTCGAGGTCGAGGCGTCGGCGGGTGTCGCAGCGGGCGAAGGCGATGGCCATGGTCCAGCCCTCACGCCGCCGCCTGGGACATCCCCGGCCCCAGCAGCCGGGCCACCCCGGCCACCAGCGTGTCCAGGGCCTCCATCGGAATCAGGCCGGGGTCGATCCGCCCGCAATCCTGCAGATAGCGCGCCTTGGCGAACAGGTCGTCGGCCGACACCACCTCGCCGGCCGCCAGAGCTTGCTCCAACTTGCCCCGCAACCGGTCGGCCGTCTCGCATTCCGCGCAACCGGCCAATTGTTGATAGGCGAGGAACACCGGCATCAGCGACGCGGACTTGGACATGGGCAACCTCCGGGCAATCCCCCGGCACGATGGCGCCAGACCGGGGAGTTAGGATTGTTTGCCCAAAAAGGATTACCAATTCCTTGCTTAACGCTGAATGGCCAGAATTTTATTCGGACTATTCCTCACTTTGTTGCCAGACGTTCGGCTGCAAGGGCATGAGCGCCCATACCCGATTCCTTCTCGATCACGCGCAGGTAGGACTCCACGGCAGCATCCGGCTCCCGGCGGCCCTGTTCCCAATCCTGAAGCGTGCGCAGAGGGATGCCGAAACGTTCGGCGAACGCCGTCTGCGACAGCCCGGTCGAGCGGCGCACCCGCTTGGCCAGAGGCGGGTGCTTCATCGCGGCGAGAGTATCCACGCGCTCCCTACCCCACCCTGCCCGCCTGGGCGGCGATGGTCTGGCGGATGAGGGTCGTCTCACGCTCCAGGATTTCGGCGACGGTGTCGAGGGGGGAGTTGATCGCCTCGGTCGCGGCCTTCAGTGCCGTCAGGGCGTCGCTGTGGGCCTTGATGGCGTGCATCAGGCGGAAGCCCTCCTGCCGCAGCTCGGGCGGCAGGGCGCGCAGATGGGCAAGCGCGAGGTCCATGCTCTCCTCGCGCGTCCGGGCGGGCGGCGGGGGCAGAGCGGCGGGCTCATGCGGCCGGTCGGCAGACAGCGAGGCGATGTCGATCCGCTCGCCCCGGCGCAGACGGTCGAGCGCCCGGTCGGTCAGGGCGGAGCGCACCCGTTGTTGCTCCTCCTGCCCGATCCGTCGGGCGCGGCGGTCGATGGCGTCGAGGTCGGCGCGGGTGAGGGCCGGAGCCAGGGCGGAATGCACGGCCCCGCCGGTCACGGCGTCGAACAGCTCGACCATCTGGATCGTCACCAGCGCGGCGCGCTCGGTGTCCGACTTCGCCGTGATGTAGAGCGCTTGCCGTTTGGTGAGATAGAAGCTCATGGACGGACGGCCCCGCCCGAATTTCCGATCAGCGTCGGAAATTACCTCTCCGAACCTACCGAGCGCGTCCATGTGCCGCTCGATCAGCCGGCGGATGGCGTGGCGGTCCGCCATGCCCAGCGCTTCGGCAAGCCGAAGGTCACGGATGCGCGGCTCGTGATTGATCGTGATGTCGATATCGGTCGTTGATAACGCGGGCAAAGCTTGCCCGTTGTCGCTCATGGTTTCCACGGCGAATGCCCTCCTGTGCGGCATGACCGACGGAGGACCGCTTATCAAGGCAGCCCTGGCGCCGGGGGCTGATAACCTGCACAGGTCAGGCCGGACTATTCCCCTTGCGGGTGTTGTATTATCCGACCCCCGGCAAAGGGGCATGCTCCGGACAGAGTCCAGGCATAAAAATAGCCACATCGCGAAAAACGCGCGGGTGGCTTGCCGCCTGTGGGGAGTTATCAAGCTCCGGCCCGAAAGATCGCTCCGTTGGGGGCGCAGCGTCAAGGATGGCATTCACCTTCCCTCTGTCCATAGACCGCCGCTCAGCACAACCCAAGGCCGAGGAGGAGCGATGAACCGACCTCTTCGACATCCAAAACGATATTTCCTGGACCCTACTCTGATTTTTCCTCGCACCGCATACTCGATGGGTCGTTGCCCCTTTCCACCGAAGGCTCTAGATATGGATGGAAGGCGGCACGGGACGCTGCCGATCTGGTGTTCACGACGGCCGCCGTGTTTCGGACTGTATGAGAAAAATGGACCAGACGACGACATCGACGGAAGGAACCAGCAGCGACTCGATCGCAGTCGTTGACCTGTTCTGTGGCGCTGGTGGCCTCGCCTATGGCCTGAAACAAGCCGGACTGCATGTCGCGGCAGGCGTGGATCTCGATCCTTCATGCCGCTTCCCCCTGGAAACCAATACCGGGGCAACGTTCGTATGCAGGGACGTCTCGGCCGTGACAGCCGACGATGTGATCGGGTGGTTCGGCGAGGCTTCGATTCGGGTACTGGCAGGCTGTGCCCCGTGCCAACCCTTCTCGACCTATTCGCAAAGCCGTAAATCCGAAGACAACCGATGGACCCTTCTGCGGGAATTCCAGCGGCTCGCGGTCGCAATCCGTCCCGAAATCGTGACGATGGAGAATGTTCCTGGTCTCGCCAACCAGAGCATATGGAAGGAATTCGTCGCGGCTCTGGAGGCAGAGGGCTACAAAGTCACTTGGCGAGAGGTGCTGTGTACGGAATTCGGTGTGCCTCAGAACCGCCGCCGCTTGGTCCTCCTGGCCTCTCAACTGGGTAAGATCGAACTGGCCGGGCCGGATACGAAGGACCTTCGCACGGTAAAGCAGGTGATCGGTGAACTTCCTGCGATAACCGCCGGAGGAACACACCCTGATGATCGCCTCCATACCGCTTCGTCCCTGAGCCCGATCAACCTTCGCCGCATTCGCGCGTCGAAGCCCGGCGGAACTTGGCGCGATTGGCCCAAGAGCCTTCGGGCGAAATGCCATGTGCGAAAGACTGGCAAGACGTATCCAGCGGTCTATGGTCGGATGGAATGGAACAAACCCGCGCCGACCATGACGACCCAGTGCTATGGCTTCGGAAACGGTCGTTTCGGGCACCCCGAACAGGATAGGGCCATCAGTTTGAGGGAGGCTGCTCTTCTGCAATCCTTCCCTCCCGATTACCAGTTCCTCGACGCTGACGACGAGGTCACCTTCAATCGTTTGGGAACGCTGATCGGCAACGCAGTTCCGCCGAAGCTGGGAGAGGCGATCGGGCATTCGATTCGTACCCATCTCAGTCAAGTGCGTGATGGCCTACCCCCACCTCAAGGGCAGTTGTCCTTGTTCTAAAGTTCTTCCCGTCTGACGGTCGATGAGCTATGTAGCTTGGGGCCGTCAATGGGAGAAAGTAAATGGCGAGATCGCCCCGGACAAGGAACCTCTTCTCACAGGAAAGAGCCGAGGCGGCAGAGACCGAGATCATCGAGCGCTCTCGACGCATTGATTTTTACATGACCGAGTACTCTGTTGAGTATCTTGCGGACAAGATGAACCAGGGGCGTTTCGTGATCCCTGAGTATCAACGTGAATTCACCTGGGAATCAGAAAGACAATCCCGCTTCATAGAGTCCATCATCATGGGGCTTCCCATACCGTTCATCTTTTTTTGGGAGATGGAAAGTGGGCAGCTTGAAATTGTTGATGGTTCTCAGCGCCTCAGGACTATCCAGCATTACGTTAACAATGATTTGAAGCTCACCGAACTTGAAGAAATTCCGTCTATATCTCACACATATTTTTCTGACCTCCTTCCATCTCGTCAGAACAAGATTTTAAATCGATCGATCAGAGGCATAGTCCTGAACGAGCATGCCGATGATCAAGCTCGTTTCGATATGTTCGAGCGCATCAACACCGGGAGCAAGGTCACGAACACGGCGGAAGTTCGCCGGGGTGCTTTGCGTGGCCTGTTCCAAGATATGGTCACTGAGCTTGCCGACAGCGAAATTCTAGGTAGGCTTGCGCCAATCTCAAAGAAGTCAAAAAACGAGAGAATCAATGAAGAGTTGGTCGCTCGGTTCTTTGCTTATGGGGATGGGCTGGAAAATTATAAGGACAGCCCATCAAGGTTTATATTCGACTACACCAAGAGGATGAACGAAAAGTTCATTGAAGAGGCAGAGCTTTCGGCGATCTATAGGCGGCGTTTCTACGAGACATTGGAGTTTGTGGAGCGTGTCTTCCCAAATGGCTTCAAGAAAACAGCTGGAGCGACGACCACTCCGCGTGTGAGGTTCGAGGCCATAGCCATTGGGAGTTATCTTGCACTGAAAATTAACCCGCAACTAGCCCAGAATTGGCAAGCAATAGACGTATCCCCATGGATTGACGGAGACGATTTTAAAAAGAAAACCACATCAGACGCAGCAAATGTTAAATCCAAGCTTCAGAATAGAATGGATTTTGTCAAGGAAGCTCTGACAGGTGCATTATGATTGATGAACTCTCAAATAAATTTGAGGAGAGATTTGGAGAGATTTCAGCCTATCTTGATTTTCTGGATGGTATCGAAGCCGTAGTGCGCTCCGGCGTACCTCGCATTGGAGATGGAAACAATTTTGTAGTGACCACCCAGCAGCAGAGAATCCTGTATTCCGGCGTCTACCTACAACTCTACAATCTTGTAGAGGCGAGCATAACAAGTTGCCTGGACGCCGTAAGCAAAGCTGCAATGGAGGCAGCTCGTTGGACTCCCGGCGATCTCACCAACGAGCTGCGCCGGGAATGGGTAAAGCATGTGGCCCGAACCAATATCGATATGGGAGCGGATAAACGCCTGGAAGAAGCGCTCGTCCTCTGTGATCACTTGGTTGCTGCGTTGCCTGTCGACCCTTTCGACATCGATAAGGGTGGAGGTGGAAATTGGGACGATGCCGCCATATTTAGAATAGCCGATCGCATCGGATGCAGACTCGACATCAGCGCAACGGCAAAAAGCGGTGTGAAACGTAAAATAAGGAATGATCTGGGAGCTATGGCCCTAATCGTTCATCTAAGGAACAAATTGGCTCACGGAAACCTTTCCTTTGCTGAATGCGGCCAAGACGATGGCGTGCAAGATCTACGCGCACTTTCAAACAATGTTGCGGCTTACCTTCGTGAGGTCGTTCAAGCCTTCATAAAATATATAAAGGAGCATCAATATCTCCGCCCGGAACGAAGACCAGCCAACCAAGCCAACGCCTAACAAGCAGGATGCTGCGCCCTCGCCTGAACGATCTGCTCTCATGGCGCGCATAGGTCCGCGCGACTCCAAACCAGAGATGATCGTCAGACGCTTGGCGCATGCACTTGGATACCGCTATCGTCTGCACCGGCGGGATTTGCCTGGGACTCCGGATATGGTGTTCCCTCGTCTCCGGAAGGCGATCTTTGTTCACGGATGCTTCTGGCATCGTCATGATGGATGTAAATATTCAACCACCCCCAAGACAAGAACCGATTTCTGGGAAGATAAATTCAAAAAGAATACCGAGAGAGACACCAGAAAAGAACAAGAGTTGCGCGCATTGGGCTGGGATGTCCTGACCATTTGGGAATGTGAGACTCGCAATCCAGATTTCCTGAATAAAAAGCTGTCCCGCTGGCTTGGCTGCGAAAACTGATTGCAGGAACCATCTGTTTCAATCCCTGCAATGCCTGGATCCAAACGAAATTGCCGGTCGGGCCGGCGGCACGTCATGCCGCGTCGGAAGCCCCCCGCAGCACCGCGTTATGCAACTCCACCACATGCCGGACCACGTCCGCCGCCGCCGGATCGGGCGCCACCATCACCAGCAGGTAGCGGCGCACGCCGTCCAGCTCGACGGTGATGGCGCCGGGATCGTCCGGGTCCGTGCTCCAGGGCAGCGACAGCGCCGCGGCGAAGCGCGACTCGCGGGGTGGCGGGGGCGGTGCCGGCGGGCGCGCCGGCGGCGTCACCGCCGGCACCTTCAGCGCCTCTACCTCCCCTCTCGTCACCGCCGGGTGGATCGTGCCGGCGTCCAGGGCCTGCTGGCGGGTGTCGTTCGGCAGGGTGGCGATGGCGTAAAGGGTGCTCATCGCTTCCGGCAGACGGTCCAGAGGCACCTGCCCCTCGTCGACGAAGGCGGCGATCTCGCGCAGCTTGCGGGCGGTGGAGGTGCTGAACGGAAGGTCGGTCGCCACCATCGCCTCGTACTCGCCATGGGGCAGAGCCGCCTTGGCCTCGTTCAGGCGGCGGCCGACGGCGATGGTCGCCTCCAGCGCGTTCGACCATTCGCGGCGGATGTCGGCGGCGAACTCGGCCCGCGTGGTCAGCGGGCGCGGGGTGGCCAGCATCGACAGGCGGGCGTCGCCCAGGCTGCGGCGGGCGGGCGGCCTGGGATTGTGCTTCGGCCCGGAACCGGATCGGGACATGGGGTCAGCCCTCCATCGCGGCGGACAGGTGGAGCCAGAGGTCGCGGAACAGCGGGCCGGTGCGGGTGCCGGGGATCTCCGCGGTGCCCAGCCCGGCGATGAAGCTGCGCGGCACCTCCTGAAGCTGCGGGATCTCCACCGGCGCCACCGCCCCCATGGCGGAGACGATGGCGCGGGCGTCGGCGGTCTCGCGAAGGCGCGGGACGACCTGGCTCAGCAGCAGACGCAGCGGCCGGCGCCGGGCGCGCAGGTAGGGCAGCATGGCCTGCATGCTGACCAGATCCTCCGGGCCGGGGCGGACGGGCACCAGCACCAGATCGGCGCAGTCGAACAGCAGGGCGGTCGCCTGGGGGAAATTCTCCACCGCGGTCGGGGTGTCGATCACCAGCAGGTCGAGGCCGTGCGGAGTCGGCCGCTCCGTCACCGCGCCCAGCGGGCGCTGTTCGTGGATGATCGGGGCGGCGTCGGCCGGGCGCAGGCCGTGCCAGTGGGTCAGCGAGCCTTGCGGGTCGGTGTCGAGCGTGCCCACCCGCCGGCCGGCGACGGCGGCCGCGACGGCCAGATTGCGGACGGTGGCGGTCTTCGGCCCGCCGCCCTTCCCCTGGACCACCAGGATCGTCCTCATGCCCGGCCCCCCTGCCCGGCCCGGCCCGCCTGGGCGGCGATGGTCTGGCGGATGAGGGTCGCCTCGCGTTCCAGGATTTCGGCGATGGTGTCGAGCGGGGAGTTGATCGCCTCCGTCGCGGCCTTCAGCGCCTTCAGGGCGTCGCTGTGGGTCTTGATGGCGTGCATCAGGCGGAAGCCCTCCTCCCGCAGCTCGGGCGGCAGGGCGCGCAGATGGGCAAGCGCGAGGTCCATGCTCTCCTCGCGCGTCCGGGCGGGCGGCGGGGGCAGAGCGGCGGGCTCATCCGGCCGGGCGGCGGACAGCGAGGCGATGTCGATCCGCTCGCCCCGGCGCAGACGGTCGAGCGCCCGGTCGGTCAGGGCGGAGCGCGCCCGTTGCTCCTCCTCCTGCCCGATCCGGCGGGCGCGGCGGTCGATGGCGTCGAGGTCAGCGCGGGTGAGGACCGGCGCCAGGGCGGGATGCGCGGCCCCGCCGGTCACGGCGTCGAACAGCTCGACGATCTGGATGGTGACGGTGATGGCGCGTTCGGTCTCGGCCTTGGTGCAGAGATAGACGGCCTGCTTCTTCGTCAGCCAGAACTCGGTGGCGGGGCGGCCCCGTCCGCGAATTTGCGGTACGGTGCCGCAAATTCCGCCAAGCCTTTCCAGTGCCTCGCGGTGCCGCTCAATCAATTGGCGGATATCGCGGGGTCTTCCGAAGCCCAGCGCCTCGGCCAAGCGCAGATCCAGAATGCGCGGCTCGCCGTTGATGGCGATATCGATGTCGGTTGGTGATAAGGCGGGCATGATCTGCCCATTGTCGCCCATGCTTTCCATGGCGAAGCCCTCCAAGTCGGCGTTGCCGGCGACAGGAAGGCTTCTGAGGACCGCCCTGGTGCCGGGGGTTCAGAACCTGACTTGGACAGGCCGGACTATTCCCCTTGCGGGTGTTGTATTATCCGACCCCCGGCGAAGGGGCATGCTACGGACAGAGTCCGGGCATGAAAAGGGCCGCATCGCGAAAAACGCGCGGGCGGCCTGCCGCCAAGTGGAGGTTCTGAGGCTCCGGGGAGAAGGGTCGCTCCGTTGGGGGCGGGGCGTCAAGACAATGCGTTATAAGATGACATTGGTATGATAGAGCTTTCTACAATTAGTCTATTTATAAAATTGCGCCGAAACCCCATCCACCAAATCATCAAAATTCATTATACTAATATCTCTATAGTCAGAAACAATCTTTCTCCAAATATCTCCCTCAAAATCCCCTCTCCTTCCAACAACAACCCAGCGACGAGGCTTAATAACATTAAATCCATACTTGTCAAAAAACCACTTCCTGTTATTTGGATCATCGAAATACTCTGCATAATTTCTTGTTTGAGAAATATATGAGTTTAGCCAAGCAGAAAAGCTTTCTCTATTTTTTCTTCCTACAATAACATCGCCAGCGATATCAGGCAATTTAAACTCTACAATATCAGCGTACCCATCAGGATGTATTACAAAAAAATCTGGCTTGATAGATTCTCTGCGCTCGCTTTGCCATTCGCATATAAGCTCTGATGCAATTCTCGTCGCACCAAATTTCATTGTAAGAATGAACTCGTTTTCAGGTTTCGAAAGAAATGACGTAATATCTGTTTCTCTATTTCTTCTGTTTCCCCAAATCTCGATAAATCGGTTAATTTTCGGCAATTGCACGTACTTAAAATCGTCAGGCATGGGGTAAATGTATTTTGCATCATTCTCAACCAAACGCCTAACATTAGAAATGTTAAATCCAAACAACAATGCTCCATCCCTCCTTTCAGTAAAAATTGGAAAAAAATCCATCCACTTGATATGCCTTACAATCAATCCCGTTTCATCAGCATCAAAAAAACGGCTATTGACTATTCTACAAAATTTTCCAATCTGAGGCTTAGGATATCTCATATTGAAAAAAGTATAATTATTTTGCGCCTCAACATTCCAGCCAAGATTATGCATTTTTTCCCACCCTCTATTTGTAGGAAAAATCATATCTTCATTCATCTCAGCAAGAGGGATTTCAAAATTAGAGTTGGAGTCTGATTTAAAACCAATAATGTCCTCCAAAATATTATCAGTGTTAAATAAGATAGAAATCTTTATATCCCCAACCCCTTCTTCAGGAAGCCTGTCAATAACTTCGCTTCCACTGTACTCAACAGCAACGTGTGTCTTGCCCCAATATACTGAAATGTATTCAGGATTGAGCAAAAAACCCGTAAATTTACTAATCAAATGAGGATTGTGGGATAAAAAATTATACAGCGGCTGATAATAATGTCTCGTCAAACGAGCGATAAGATCATTGGTTGCAGCATAAATCATTCCATCCCTATCAAGAGAGCTTTCCATGGTAACACCTTTCGGCCTTAGAGTTCAGCGCTCGCAGAAACACCACATAATGCCACATTCTTCTTACCTATCAACCATGAGCCGCTTTCGATAAGCGAACAGCACGTTTCACTAATTTTTTGACGAGCAAGCTCCAACACGCCCAAGTGGCAATTTTTCTCAAGTAACTAATAATAAGACAATTCTATTCGCAGAATTTCATATATATTACGAAATAATTTATATCTGCTGCACAAAATATTTATGGGCTTTATATGAATATAAAGAAATAATTTTCAACACAATGCACAAACGCAATTACTGTTCCGACCATGGTTGAGGGTCAGCAGAGCTAATCTTCCTTAATCCTGCCGAACGAATATCGGCTACCCTCTGGCTCGATGCCTTCGTTTCGGCCTCCAGCTTCTCTCGAACGCCTGAGGCATCGATCAGCTTCTTTTGCAGTCGGACAATGTCGTAATCCCGCCAGATCACATAGCCCATCCGGGCAACGCTCAATGCGGCCAGGGCGCCGATCGCCGCGGATACGCCTAGCCCGGTCCAATCGCCCCACAGCTTGGCCTCTTCCTTGACGACCGTCAGGGAAACAAGCGTGGTGATCAGAACCGCCTTGATGCCCACGATGTAGGCGTATTCCTTGGTCAGCGCCACGATGCTGCCGGTGAGTCGCGAACGCTCCTCCGGCTCAAGGCTTTTCCAATCCAACGTGGGCATGCCGCGATTGAGCCGGACCAGGATGGCGGCAAGCATGATGGACAGCGCGACGATCATCGGTTGGAAGGCATCGAACAGGCGCAGCAATGGCACTCCCCAGCCGAACAGTGCGGCTGTGGCCAATACGGCGCCTATCGTGACCTTCTGAATCATCAGGCTTCTATCTTCCCATCGTGAACAAAACGAGAATACACCTCTTGGATCTGTTCCGCCACGTTGGCGAATTCAAGGATGCTGCTGCCGGGGTGAGGCTGGTTGAACGGCATGCGCGTCCGCAGGATCGCATCCTCGTCCGACAGCTTACCGTCTTTCCCCTCGATCTGAACCTTCTCCTCCGTCAGCTCGGCCAGCTCGCTGGCAAGATCCTTGAGCTTCTCCCGCGATTGGACCGTCCGCTTACCGCGCACCTTCACCGCCGCATCGACCGCCAGATACTCGTCCGGTCCAAGGCTGTCGACCAGGGCGTCGGTCTTCGCTTTGCCGAAGATGGCTTCCACAACGGAGCGGGCCTTCTCAGACATATAGGACAGTTCGGACAGCGTGCGGGACGTCGTGACGGCTTTTTTCCGTGGTCCCTCTTCAGGAAGCATCACGGCCATTTGTGGAGCCGATTTCCCACTGACGCGCAAGCTGGTGATATCGCCAATGTCGCCGGCCATCTGGGTCTTGTCAAATTCAGCCTGGAGCCTGACCGCCACGTCGGCCGCCAGGGTGGAGGTCCGGGTTTTCAGCAGCCAGTCGATATAACCTTGAAGGAAATTGGCCGTCATCGACTGGGTTTTTATGAAGAACAGATGGTTCTTGATCGCCATCCAATAGCAAATTCCGCGAATGAATTTCGTGCCATTGGGAGCGGACCGTTCGGCAAGATTGTAGATCTCGGCAACGGTGATGTTCGACAGCTGAACCTGGGACGCCTGCATTTCGAGAAGGGCTTGGTAGTCGTGCTTCTGAACGAGGCACATCTCACCGAACACGGCACTCGACAGGTCAGCAACTTTGTTGAGCACGATCTGCCGCTCGCTCGGGTCGCCCGGATCGTAGAGCCGATCCGTCGCCCGCCCCCACAGGGCCACTCCCGAGGCGTCCGTCTGGCCCAGCGCCGTCCGACACAGGCTTTCCAGCGTGGCCCCCGGCACGCCCACATCGCTGGCGTCGAAGCGACGGTAATGAACCATGTGATACGCAGTCGCCATCTCGCTTTCCCCAAGCCGCTTTTCCAACCCTGCCTATCGGCAGTCCGCCCCCACCGTCCATTGATCCGGACCAGCGGAAACACAACCTTAGGGGACTTACGAAAGGCCGCCGAGTCAAGCGCAGAGAGGCCCCTGCGTCACAGGTAACTTTTCCGAAGGTGCGCAAGGAAACCAATGCCCGCCTACCGTGAAGGACGGGCAATCTGCCCTATCCGTGGAGGGTTCCCGTCACCGCCGCCGACCATGGCGAGGAAATCCAGCGCAGCATCGCCCCCCGCGCCGCCTGACCGGGCCGGCGGCGTCACTCCGCATCGGATCGCTGGCGCTCCCGGCGCAGGCCCGGCAGCAGGATCGTCACGCCCGCCCGCCGCCCCAGCAGCCAGCGGGCGGCGCAGCGCCCCAGCTCCCACCCGAAGCCGCCAAGCATGGCGGCGCCGAGCAACGCGAAGACCAGCCCCAGCGCGCCCATCACTGCTCCCCCTCAAGCTGTCGGCAACGCGGATCGGCGTGGCGCATCCGGATCAGGTCCGCTGTGGTCAACAGGCGCTCGTCCACCCGGTGCAGCGCACCGCAGCGATAGACCCGATGGCCGGCGGCGCGCAGGGCCTGGACGGCGCGATAGAGGGCGTCGCCCTCGCGCTGGGGCTGCACCGGCCGGTGGCGCGCGGTGTGGGGCGGATCACCCAGATCCAGGCGGAACTGCCGGTCGGGCCGGCGGCGTGACAGGGTGCCGAGCTGGACGGGCATGGCTCAGGCCCTCCCCTCGATCAGCGGGAAGGCCGAATCGGCGGCAATCGGCGGAACGGCGACGGCGATGTCCACCGCCTCGACCTGGAACAGCCGCAGCAGCTCCAGCTCGTAAGCCGCCCGAATCCGGTCGGCGACGCAGCGATTCGGCGCGGTGACGGTCAGTCTGCGATCCCCGGATAGCCCAAGCCGGCATCCCCGGAACCACGTCGCATGCTGGACGGCGCCGATCCGGCGGGCGATTCGGGCGTGGCCGTCGCGCTCGATGTCGGCGGCGGATGGCGGCGGGCTGGTGCCGGCGCTCGCGTGTGGGCTCGCGCGCGTGGGTTCACGGGTTTTATCACAGGGTTTGGCCGACTCCGGTGTCGGTCGATGAAGGCCGGTTCCGGCGGACGATCCGGGGGCGGTTGGCGGGCGTTCGGCGCTTTGGCCGACTCGCGCGTCGGCGACACTGGTGTCGGGCGATGGATCGTCGGACGGATCGGGGGCGTCGCCGGCCGGGCCGTCCTCGCGCTCCAGCCAGTCCAGGCACAGGCGCATGCGGGTGGGCTGGCCCCGGCCGCCGGCGCGGTCGCGGACGATGACGCCGGCGGCCAGCAGCGCGCTGCGCGCCCGCTCCACATCGCGGGTGGACAGGGCGCAGAGCCGCGCCACCGCCTCCACCCCGGTCCAGGTCAGCAGCAGGCCCAGCGCCTCGAACATCTGGCGGTTGACGCGCTCCAGCATCACCAGGGCGACCAGCTTGTCGCGCGGCTTCAGCGCCGGGCAGGCCAGAACGGCGCAGCGGAAGCGGCCGACGGTCTCGCGGAAGGCGGCTTGCGGTTTGGCGGCGGGGGTTGCGGGGGTGGTCGAGGCAGATGGCGAGGACATGGGGGCACCTCCCCGGCGGCGCGGTGGCCGGCCGGCGGCAATGCGGCTCCCTGCGGGCGCACGAGTCCGTGGCTGCAAGGAACAGCGGATTTTAATCCTGATTTCTGTTAGCCTCTGGACGCAGATCGCCGCTTTCCCGCCGTGGGCACGGCAGGGGCATGGGGCATGGGCGATGATTGCGGTCCTAGCGGGGCGGCCTCGGCGGGGCCGTCCCGTCTCAGGGCGGGGCGCGCGGATTCACGGCAAGGCTCCGGCGTTCACCGCCGCGCGGGTGCGCAACGGTGGGGACAAGACGGGTGCGGCGCGGCCACCGGCAAGGGCGGACGCTGGGCACCGGATGACGGGGGCTTACGGGGAAAAGCCGGCGCCGGTCAGGGTGGCGCGCGTGGCGATGCCATCGGGCAAAGCTCCAGGGTTCACCGGCGCGGGGGCGCGCGGCGTCGGGGGGTGAAGACGCGCATCGCTTCCGGCCGTCTGGCGGCCGAAAGCGGCGCGGTCTTCAAAGTCGATGGGGGCGGCTGACTGGCGACCGTCGAGCGGCCGCACGGCGGGCCGCGCGCCATGGCGCAGCCGGCGCGATGGCGGGTCAACGGGCGGGCCTCACGGTGGAAGCCGTTGGTTTTCTGGATAGATCTGGGATCCGAAGGGGAATTGGCTTTCGGGCAACGCCCGATCATGCGGATCCCCGATGCGGGGATGCCGGCCGCAAGGCATACAGGCGGTCGGTGGCGCGCTGCGCGTCGGTGAGGGCCAGATCAGCGGGGGCCATGGAAGACCCCAGGCAGGGAAAGCGGCCGGAGTCGGCTGGCGACTCCGGCCGCAGCCGTTCCGCCGGTACGGACAAGGAACCGGGCGGATCGGTGGCTGTGGCGACGGACGGCGCGGCGGACCGGACTCGGGACGCTCCCGATTGACCGGGCCGGGCGGCCGGCGCCTGATTCGGCGATGGGACAGTGTCGCCGCCAAGCCGGAGCTTCGGGGTTGCGCAGTCGCTCAGTGCGAGCGATGCTTCCCGCCGAAACAACCGAGGGTGTGGCGCCTTGCCGAGTCTCCCTGTTCATTTCCGCCTCTTCCTGCGCGGCTTTCCCAGGATGGGCGCGCAGAGGTCGCTGGCGGCCAGTGCGATGGGATCGGTCATGAAGTCGGGGGGAATCACCGCCTCCATGGCCCGCAGGGTCATGGCGGTGGGGTTGCCTTCCTGGCGAAGCACGTCACGCGCGGTGCTGGGCGGCACGGCGGCGGCTCGGCCGAATGACTGCGCGGTCCACCCCTGATGCCGGGCGAAGGCGCATATCCGATGAATCGAGGCATCGATGTGCATGACGTGCTTCATGCCCGTCAGAATTCAACGCTATACCGTGAATGTCAAGGGGGTGCGTCGGTGTTGCACGAGATAGAGTCATCGGTACGGCGTTCTCGCGCTTTTGCACGAGGTCCGCATAATGCCGACATGGAAACTGCGCCTAAGACCGACATCGCCGCAGCACTCAATCGTGTTCTGCTGACGCATAAAGAGCGTTTGCGGTCCAAGAACCATTGGGCTGGATTATCGAAGCTGCCAGCCACAACGGTTCTGGACGCATTCAATGGCGCGAACAGCACCATCGACACCTTGACCAAGCTTGCGGACGGCGCCGGCATGTCGCTGGCCGAGCTGCTGGCCTACGGCGACCCCGATTGGGAAATGCAGGTGAAGACTCGCCGGACCTTCCGCTCATGGTCTACCGAGGATTTCGATGCCCTGATCCGGGTTCTTGAGCGGCGCACCTAGCCGCTCGGCTCCGGCGCATTCTCATCCAGCGGTCGATCAAGGGCAGGATCTTGTCCGCGCCTTCGCGGCGACACAGCTGGGTCACCAGCTCGACCGCGCGGTCCTCGCGCGCCTTGCGATGCAATACGTCTTCGGTCGTTTCGTTCTTCGGTGTGTTCGGCACCGCCAACCCCCATAAATCAACACTCTACCTGGGCCGGCCCCGGCAGGCGGACAGGTGTGCGGCTGGGCACGGGTGTGCGCCCTGGCTCAGCACGGCTCATCGATGCGGTTGGCAGCCGCGTGGGTGGGGAGATGGCGTCTCCCTGCCTCCGCCTACCTGGATGGGAAGGCGCGAGGCCGCGGCATCCTATGGCACCACCCAGGCCAAGCAAAAGAAAAAGGTGCATCCTTTCTCGAACCATTTCCGAAGGTTGCGCGATTGCGACCGGCGGCGTAGGTGAACCCCGCCGAGCGGCACACAGGCGAGGCTCCAGAATGATCGCTTTACCGTGATTTTTGCCATTGACGAAATCACGGTATACCGACCATCCTAATACAGGGTATGGCGTGAACGCCAGCACCCTTGGATGCAGGTGTTGTGGAGAGCGACCGATGAAGGGAGCGATCAAAGCCCCGCTGCAACGCAGGGACGGGCCGCAGAACGTGCCGATGGACCGAAGCTTCGGCGATCTGTCCGGGAAGATGGAGCGCACGCTGCGCCACATGGCGCCGGCACTGCCCAAGGACGGCGCGACGCCGCTGGTCACCTACAACGTGGTGATCGCCAACCGCCGGACCTCGCACCGGACGTCCATGCGACTGGACGTGACGTCCTGGCTGTTGCTCGATCACATTGCCGAGCTGGAGGGCTACGCGAACCGCGACGTTCTGATCAGCGCGGTGCATGAGCGGTTCCACGCCACCGATCTGCCGCTCACGGCGATGGTGCGGCTGTTCCTGCAAACCTACACAGCGCCGGCAGCGGTGCTGGAGTTCCTGGGCGAGGCGCGGCGGCCATACGGGCGCGGCTTCGTGGTCAGCCCGCTGAAGAACTGA